AGGACTTCGTGAGTATGAAATCACTCTTCGTTCAGGTGTTTGGTATCTCCTAGCACCCGACTCTGAGCAAGCCGCATGGAAGGCTCTTGAGTTGTCCCGTGAACGTAATGACCAACTACTGAATGTCAAACAAACAGATGAGTGGTAAACGTAAACCTTACTATGACAACAACTGGCAAGAATACAAAGACGCGCCTGATGAGTTCTTTGTACCGCATACCTTCGAAGAGGTAATGCATTGGAAGGTTGGTGGTTGGGAGTTACCCAGTAGTGTATGCTGCGTAATTCGTGCTACTAACCTTGATACACATAAGGTTACCGAACATGTGTATCGCAAGCATTCTGCTGCACAGAAAAAAGTCAACGAGCTGATCAATGCACGTAACGTAGAGTTCGTGGTTGCTGATCACGAGTCTATTCATTTCCTTACACCTGCTGGCATTTCTGATTATGACGATTCTGACGACTGAAGAGTTCCAAGAGTTCGCCGAAGCTTATCCTGAGCTGGCTGATTGTGTCTGCCTTGAAGAGGTAGAGTATCCCATCAATGTGGAGGATAACTGATGCCCACACCTGCTCAGATTGATGAACAGGTACAGCTTGAGCGTGATCAGATACGACAGGGACTCAAGCGATTACGGGACAACACGGACGCACTACAACAACGCAGCTACGCATCTGCTACGGTGTACGGTATTGCGTCCATTGATGCGCTTCTACCTGTATTGGTAAAACGCCTTGAGGATACCAACAACCGCATTCATGAAGGTAAGACTGGTGTTGCATTCAAGGAGATTGCACAATACATCAGTGACCTAGAGCCTCTTGCTGCTGCTGCTATTGCACTCAAGCTAACATTTGATAAGGTGTTCAGCTACAAAGAAGGTAGTGATCAGCTGCAATCCGTATGTGATGGTATCGGTTCAGCTGTTGAAGCTGAATGTCAGATGCGTTACTATGAACGCTGTGCCCCTGGTCTTCTCAATATTTTGAAGAAGAACTACTGGCACAAGTCATGCGGCACTGAGCAGAGGCTAACGGTGATTCAAACATTGATGAACCGTAGTGATATCCAGCAATGGCAATCATGGGGCAGAGCAAACCGCACCAAACTAGGTGGCTGGCTGCTTGATTGTATTATTGAGGCGTCACAATGGTTCACCAAGGATCTACGTAGAGAGGGTAAGCGTACAGTACACTATGTTGTACCAACGCCTGAGTTCATCTCCATCAAAGATAAAGTGATGAGTGATGCTGAGCTATTCGCTCCGCTTGCTTGGCCTATGTTGATTGAACCCAACGATTGGACCAACGAGCGAGCTGGCGGCTACCTGCTCAATGAGGTTATGCGTGGGCATGATCTAGTACGTAGGGGCGATCCCACCCGTATACAGGGAGAAACACCGATCAACTTTTTGAACAAGATTCAGAAGGTTGCCTTTACTCTAAATCCTTTTATTGTAGAGGTTGCGGAAGAACTAGATAGATTGGAACGAGCAGTCGGTAAGTTCCTCCCTATAGTGAATCACGAGTTACCACCAAAGCCAGTAGATATTGCAGAGAACAGAGAGTCTCGTAAGGCATATCGAAGGGCAGCGGCAGAGACAATGAACTTGAACGCACAAGAGTTCAAGAAATCATGTCGAACTCGTATGACAATGGAAGCAGTGAAGAGGTTCAAGGACGTAGCTAAGTTCTACGTGCCCTGGAGCTTCGATTATAGAGGAAGAGCTTATCCTATTCCTGCCTTCCTTACTCCTCAAGATACAGACTTTGGAAAAAGTCTATTGGTCTTTGCTGATGAGTCGTTTATGACACCTGAAGCTGAGGAGTGGTTAGCCTTTCAAGTAGCGACTACATTTGGTCTCGATAAAGCACCAATGGCTGAGCGACTAGAATGGGCAAGGAATAACCATGAGTTGTTCACACTCATATCGCAAGACCCTGTTGGTAACTTACACCTTTGGGAGAATGTAGAAGAGCCTTGGCAGTTCCTAGCAGCAGCTGAAGAGTATTACCATTGTGTCGTAGTTGCCGACAGGCAGTTCACACGTCTTATGGTAGCTACTGATGCAACCTGCAGTGGTCTAGATCCTTGCAGGTCTTGCTAGAGATAAGTCTACAGCACGTCTTGTGAATGTCCTGCCTGGTGATAAGCCACAAGATGCTTACAAGACTGTTGCAGAGGCTGCTACACCTCACTGCCCTGAATCTATTCAACCTCACATGGATAGGAAGGTAGTGAAGCGTGTCGTGATGACTGTCCCCTACAACGCTAAGCCTTTATCTAATCGTGGGTACATCAGAGACGCACTCAAAGAGAAGGGTATAGAGATCAGTAAGGAAGATTTAACCAAAACAGTCAAGGCAGTACGCAATGCCATGGATGTTGTCGTACCTGGTCCTATGGCTGTCATGACATGGATCGAGCAAGAAGTTGCTAATGCAATCAGAGCCGGTAAGGAACATCTTGAATGGATAACACCATCTGGGTTTGTTGTGCATCAAAAGTTAAATAAGAAGCTTGTTGTGTCTATTGAGCTACAGCTTCTGGGTCGCTGTAAGATGAAGGTAGCAATCGGTGATTCTGATGAGGTTGATCTCAACCATCACAAGAACGCAACAGCTCCTAATCTGATCCACAGTTTAGATGCTAGCCTGTTACACTTGAGTGTCCTACGGTTTGATTCACCCATTGCTCTCATTCACGATTCTGTCCTTTGTCGTGCAACGGACATGTCTACCTTGTCCTCCATTGTACGAGAAACCTACATGCACCTCTTTGCAGAGCATGACTACCTGCGGGACTTCGCTTCTCATATAGGAGCGGAGACCGAACCACCTATTGTCGGAGACCTTGAACCGGAATCCGTTATCCAATCCACCTACTTTTTTTGTTAATGGCAACCACAATTCATGTTACCCAACAGCCTGTTGTCCTCGAAGGTTATCAGGCTGTACTGAAGCCAAGTAAGTTTGGTTATTCACTGTCTGCTATTGTTGATCAAGCCCTTGTCGAAAGGCTTGAAGAAGACCGCACTGAGTCTGTCAAGTGGGCAGAGTCCAAACTGAAGAATCCAAAGCGCTCTACCCTGAAGCCTGAGCCTTGGGAAGAAGTGTCTGATGGAAAGTACAAAGTTAAGTTCAGTTGGAATGAAGAAACCAAGCCGCCTGTGGTTGACACTGAAGGAACGCCTGTTACTGACCCCAGTACGCCGCTTTATAGTGGCTCTACGGTCAAGCTTGCCTTCCGCCAAAAGCCATACATCCTCCGTGATGGTGTCACCTACGGTACAAGTCTCAAGCTTGTCGGAATCCAGGTGGTCTCAGTTGGCTCTGCTGCAGGTGTTGATGCAGGCGACCTCGGTGAAACTGAAGTGGCAGCTCTCTTTGGTCAAACAAAGGGTTACAAGATTTCTGAACCGAACGTAACCCCTGCTCCTGACGTTGAGGAAGAGGACTTCTGATGCCTAAATACCGTTCAGGTCTTGAAGAGAAGGTTGCTGATCTTCTCTCAAGCTTGAAGGTATCTTTTGAATACGAGTCAACCAAAGTTCCGTACGTTCTTCAATGCAACTACACGCCAGATTTCCTCCTACCAAATGGTGTCTTCTTAGAAACAAAGGGACATCTGACTGAGGAAGATCGAAGGAAGATGATCGCAGTGAAGAAAGCGAATCCCGACTTAGATATTCGATTTGTCTTTCAAGCTCCCTATAACAAGATCTACAGAGGATCTAAGACAACCTATGCGAAGTGGTGCGAAAAGCATGACTTCCAATACTGTTCCTTTCATTCCATCCCAATCGAATGGCTAACCTGACTTACGGCGCACCTGAGTTCTACGCTGAGCATTTCTCTGACTTTATGGCTGATGTAGATAATGCTCACCCCGAATACGGAAACGCAATTATTGAAGGCTTCTTACTCTGTATTGCTGACTGGCGCAAGTACCACCAAGATCAAGTAGATGAATACAACCGAGTTGAGCAGCGAGTTCGTGAGGCACTTACCGTGTGATACGTGTGGCAGTAGTGATGCAAACAGTCTCTATACTGACGGACATACCTACTGCTTTTCTTGTAACACTTACGGACACACCGAAGAAAATGTTGTTCGCACTCACAGTAAAATGTCACTCACCTTGCAAGGTGTAGCCACTAGATTACAAAAACGGAACATCTCTGAGAAAGTATGTCAACAGTATAAAATCTACCGTGATGGTAACCTACTGAGGTTTCACTATTATGATGAGTCAGGTATCCTGATTGGGTGTAAAACTAAAACCAAAGACAAGGACTTTCGCTATGAAGGACAACCACCTACCTGCCTCTTTGGACAGCATTTGTTTCCCTCCACTGGAAAACGAGTCGTCATCACTGAAGGGGAACTCGATGCAGCTTCATGTCAAGAAGCTATGCCGGGGTGGCAGATGGTATCTCTACCTAGCGGTGCCAGTTCGGCAAGAAAGTCGGTTCAACGGGCTATCCCCTGGCTCCAGGGTTATGAGGAGGTTGTCCTGTTCTTCGACAATGACGAGGCAGGCCGTAAGGCAGCGGAGGAAGCGGCAGGGGTCCTACCACCTGGAAAGACAAAGATCGCAAGACTTGAGAGCTACAAGGATGCGTCAGACGCTCTCCAGGCAAATGACTCTGAGGCTATTCGTCGCGCTATTTGGGACGCGAAGCCTTACCGTCCAGACGGAATTGTA